AAAAAGGTTCTGCAAAAATTACACCAAACGCATCTCAAGTTGCAAAAGTACTCGGACGAGGGGTTGCAGGTTATGCGCTATCTGTTGCTGTTCAAGAAATGCTTGGAGCCGTTGATTGGGTTCTTGACCCAGCAAACAATCGAATTAAATATTTTGACCCTACCTCTTGTACTTCAAATGGTTCAGCTTGTCCTCATGCTCAAAAATACTATCAATGTTATTCGAGGGGCATGGCTACGTGTGCAAATTACTTTGATAATCCGCAATCTGCTTGTAATGATGTTTTAACAAAAAATTCTGTAGGTGCTGTTTCTGTTACTTTAACTGGAACTATGTGTCGCGGTTACAATAAAGATGGCAAACTTGTTTATGATGGTTATTTAAATACCATAATTAATCCAGCTTACGATCAAACAGCAGAACGTGAACAAAAATATTTACCTCTCGAAACAGTCGCACAAAAAGTTATTGATAATGCACAAAATAATGATAGAGAAGCTCAAGTAGCTACTACTGCTGCTGCTGCTGATGTTATGAAAGATGCTGAAAATGACAATGTAAAAGCTAGACCCATTGCTGATCAATTTGAGCAATCTTCTACAACTGAAAATGCTGATGCAGATGCTCAAGCAAATAGTAATACTTCGACTGGTGAAGCTAAACCCAATGCCGAAACTGGCACAACTGATTTAGCACTGCAATTTCCAGTTTTTTGTAATTGGACTCCAACGATTTGTCGTGCTGCTGATGTTGTTATAAATTTTCCGAATAAATTAGAAGATTGGTATAACGAATCTGTTAAATCAATTTCTGATGCATATACGGCAATAAAAGAATGGGCTACTACTGAAAAAGATAAAAATCAAGATGATACTGAAATTGAAATATTAGATGACGCTGTCCCAAACTTAGACAAAGGTTTATTTCAAGCTTCTGGTCAATGCCCCCCTGATTTTAGCTATGCATTTCCTTTGCCATTAGGTGGCTCTTATAACATTACATATAGCTATTCAACTGCATGTAATTGGTTTTCTAAAATTTATTATGTCGTGATCTTGGTTGCTTCAATTATAGGCTTAAAAATAGTTACTGGTGCGGATGGTAATAAAGATGGCTAACTTATCTACTTTATTAAATAGTGCAGGTGAGTTTTTTTCTAAATCATTTGTAAAAAATTCTCTTAAAGGTGCTGGCATCGGCTTAGGTTCTTATTTTGCTTTACAAGGACTTTATTCAACTTTTCTTTCATATCTTCAATCTAATTTCAGTCAATTGGCTGACATATTTTATGCGATCAATTTATCAGGTTTAGACGTTGGTCTTTCTATTGTTGTATCTGCTGTCAATATTCGAATCTTTATGAATTCTAAACAAATATTTTTAAGGAAACTCTAACAATGAATTATTTAGTCGTTGGTAAAAATGGTTCAGGTAAAACATATTTCTGTGTGAAATTAATCAAAGATTTTGATGATCAAAATAAAACTAATATTTCATCAAATAGTCTTTCTTGTTCACAAAACTATGAACTGCTCAAAGATAGAGATATTGATCAATTACTTAAGGATTTTTCTCTAACACTTGAACAACTCGTTTTAGACAATATAAAAGTATATTCACGATACAAAGACAGTGAAGAATTTTTGATTGATCTCGCATTATTTCAAAATCTAGAAGATGCCATTGTATTTGATGATTATTTTAGATTTCACTTGATGTATAACGATTTTATTAAGTTCGTTTTAAAACAACATGATTTAAAGCTCGAATTTCTTAAACCTGTACATAAACTTTATTCTGATATTAATGGCTTAAAAATTGATGGTGTTGAAACTAGCCCAGAAGACTGGAGAACTGCTCCGCTTGGTTCAAAGATTTTTTATGATGAATTTCAAGATCGACCTGAATACTTATTTGATGGTAATCGACCTTCAAAAAACCCCATGATTTTAGAATTATCTAAAATTCGTCACTATGATATTGATCTTTATTTGATTACCCCTGATTCTGACAATCTTCATAAATCACTACGAAAAATCATTCATGTAATGTACTTTGTCAAACGACCTCATGGTAATCCGCAATGCTGTTCTGTTTATACATTTGACCAGTTTTTATCTAATCCTCGTGCAGCTGCTGATTCTAAACGTGAACCTAAAAAATATTCAGAATATGAATTATTAAGCTATAAAAAATCAATTCAACGACTTTATACCAGTGCTGCTAATCATTCATCAATGCCCTTTCAAATCCCATGGAAATGGCTTCGTAATGCTTCACTCATTATTATTGGTTTTGGCATTATTATTTCTATGCTCTTTAAGATTCCAATCTTTGGTTTTTTTGTAGATGCTGTCAAAGGCATGATGGGAGGTGATAATGCTGTCAAGGATGTTATGAAACCTAATATGAATCAAAACGGTAAACAAACCGCTTCAAATGCTTCACAGAGCCAACAAACACAATCTTCTAATACAATTGATTTAAATAATGAATGCCGTAAAGCTGTGAATGTAGAAAAGCCTGAGTGTGTCGAATGGTTTAATAATTTGTCAGAACAAAATGCTTCTGTCAGTTCTACTGGAGAGGTTTACGTTAAATATGATTCTTCAAATCCTTATGATTTTAAACCCGAACCTAAAATTCAAGTTGTAGATTATCCTAGACTTAGTGGTTGTGGTCGTGATCTGCATGGTCGTTATGTTGCTTTTGATCAACAGGGCAATGTAATGCCACAAATAAAACAATCTGACTGTAAAAAATGGATTAATGGAGAAAGACTCTTTGACTATACAAAACAACATACTGTTGCACAGCAACCAATGCAACAACCACAACAGCAATCACAAGAGAAGTTAACACAAGAACAAATAGAAAAAATTCAGGAAGCTAAAAAACAAGGTTTGATCTGACAGTGTTAACACTGTCATAAGTTTTTTAACAAAAAAAACTTATCGTTAAGCTATCGCAATGAAGAACTCTAATAACAACGTCATGTCTATGACGCTTAGATTCGTGCCTACGAATCGACACAATCACAATAGAATATTTCCCCCTCTGATTACAAAAAAAATAATGTAAACTTTGAGCCAAATTTACAGAAGCGTCGGAGTATTACGACGCTGAACAGAGGGAATATGAAACATATCGCACATAAAGTTTTTTTCTTTAGTAATGATAAAATTATTGTTTTATATAAAGTTTATTTTTTTAAAACCTATTTTTGTATTTATGAAAATTTTTTAGATTTTGATCGTGACTTTAAATCGGATGCATCTAGATATGTTGATTTTACATATTTATCAGATCAGCAAACGCAAGATTTTTTCTCTACTCTAGATATGTCTAATTTTAAAGATAAACCACATTTTCAATGATGTAATATTATTGTTGTTGTTAAACTTATGTGTTATTGCTGGTGAAATATTTTTAAAATATTGATAACATGACAACATCTTTTTAAAAGACAAAAAAAAACCCATCTTGGCGGGCGGGTTTTTTCGGGTCTGTGTACTGCTAACACATAGGTTTATTATAAATGAATATTGATTTAAGTCAAAAAAAATTGGCTCTTGGTATACTTACGAAATCTCACTCCACAATAGATTCACAAAGGATTAGTGATTATTTACTGCAAGATCAGGCTTCTAAACTTCTTAAACATAAATTTCGTGTAAAGTATTGTTTAAAAAGAAAAATTAAAAGAACTGAAAATGTAAATGTGTGTTGGAATGAATCTACAAAAAAAGCACATTATGCAAATGTTATTAGATGTGGTTCAGTTTGGGTTTGTCCTGTTTGTGCAAAAAAAATTACTGAAAAAAGAAGAAATGAATTAGCTTTGATCAATAAAAAGTGGAAAGAAGGTATTACTTTATTTTCTCCAGTTGAACAATCTAAAAAAATTGTTGGTCCTCCTCGTTATTTAGAAGAGTTCGTTCATGGTTATACTTATCTTTTAACTCTTACTAATCCTCATTATGTTAATGATCGTTTAACGGATCTTCGAGAAAAACAAAAAAAAGCTATGAAATCATTTTTTTCAGACCGTAAGGGACAATATATTTTTAATCAGTTACTTGGTAAACGCTTTCATATCACAAACTANGANNTAACTTACGGGCAAAATGGTTGGCATCCACATCATCATATTTTGATTTTTTCAGATAAATATTTATCAATTCGGGATTTTGATTCTATTCATGAATTATTAGCTGATCATTGGAGTGATTCACTGCATAAAGCGGGTATTCGTAAAATTAAATCTAATGAAAAATTTATTGCTTGTGATCTTCAGGACGGAACTTTTGCAGATCAGTATATTGGTAAATGGGGTATAGAGCATGAAATGACAAAAGGTCATGTCAAAAAAGGACGTGATACATATACTCCTTTTGATTTGCTTAGGCTATCTGATAAAGATGATTTAATTTTTGAGAAGAAGCCTTCTAAATTGTTTCAAGAATTCGCAATTGCCTTTAAAGGTGCTAGACAATTAGTTTTTAGTCGTGGTCTTAAATATGCTTTTGCTGTTCAGGAAAAAACAGATGATGAAATTATGGATGAAACACTTGAAGAATCTGTTTTATTGACAACAATCGAAGATATGGTGTTTAGACTTTTATGTAAATATAAAAAACGTGCTGAATACTTAGATTGTATAACTCAAGATAAATTGAACGGTGTTGTTGGTAGTGGATCTGCCGAATTACTTGTTAGTAACTTGGCAGAAAATGAAATATTAATTTTAGAAGAAATGAATTCTCAAACTTTCTCTATTGTTGAATTACCTTTTGATGTTCCTAGAGTTTTACCTATTCAATAATAATATTCCCGTCTTTTGCAATTGCTTTTTTGAATGCTTCATTTATTAGTAAATGAAGTATTTCACTTTCTTTAAGCACTGGCATATTCCTTTCCAATCTTTGCATATTAACTTCTTTTGATATTTTCATTAATGAAATTTCTTCATTTTTTTTAATCCTTAAATATGCTGAAATCATTGATAAATAAACCTTTCTTTGTTTAACGATTTTTAGATTCTATCAACAAGTTTATTTGATGTATTGACAACATGACAACATGACAACATACTATTTGTACAAATAATGCTTCTATTAACAGGATAGAAAAATGGCTATGAAAACACTTATAGAACAAGCTCAAATTATGAAAGGCATGAAAAAGGATGGTGTAACTCCTTATTTTTATGTCGAAGTTTTAGAAAAAGTACGTAAATACATTAATCCTGATAAACCGCAAGATTCTGCAACTCTTCTTGCATTAGCTGATTCTGCTCAAGTTGTTCCAGAACTTGTTTTACATCAAAGAAGTAATCAACTTGTTTTTTCTTCTTTAGATTTAGAGAATTAGTAAAAAAATGCTCGCTTTGTGTCAACTCGATGAAACGACACAGCAAGTACAAAGCTGTGTTGAATATACATTTTCAATAATTCCACAGCTTTCATTAACCGAAGCGACTTTGTTGGGTTGTAGTTACTGGTTAATTCTAGTAGTTGCATCATCAGCAAAGGCTTTAAAACAATCGTTATAGGGGGTTCTTATGAACTTAAAAAATGTAGAGTTAATGGAAAATTCAATGAATTCTCCAGTTGCTTATGTTTCTGATGAACAACATCAAAACAATGTTTCAACTTTTAATCAATCTTTAAAACTTGGTGTTGCTTTAGCTATCGCTACTTTAGCAGTTAATGCCAATGCCGCTATGCCTGATATTGATGTTGCTGATATTTTGACTTATATCGGTTTACTTGTTGCTGCTGTTGCAACTGTAGCTAGTGCATCTTTGATGATCTGGTTAGCTGCTAAAGGTATCAAAGCAATTCGTGCTGCCTTCTAATATTAATTAGAAATTCAATAAAACGCTTTCGAGCGGAAAAAAATGCATCGAGGGCGCGCAGATGCATTTTTTTTTACGTGATGGAGGCGTTCAAATGTCAATAATTTTCCCTTATTTCGTTTTGCTTTGCTTCATTTCAACAGGTCATATAATTTTTGGACGTTGATTATGAAAAAAATATTTATTACGTTTCTAACTTTCGTTCTTTATTTTAATTCTTTTACGTCTGCACATGCTCAAACTGTGGGCGGTTGGTCTGTCGGTGGTGGCATTGCGCAAGGTGCTTCAACTGTATACAACGGAACAAGAAAAATTTTAATCGGCGGTAAAGAATTTATACAAAAAGGTTCTGCAAAAATTACACCAAACGCATCTCAAGTTGCAAAAGTACTCGGACGAGGGGTTGCAGGTTATGCGCTATCTGTTGCTGTTCAAGAAATGCTTGGAGCCGTTGATTGGGTTCTTGACCCAGCAAACAATCGAATTAAATATTTTGACCCTACCTCTTGTACTTCAAATGGTTCAGCTTGTCCTCATGCTCAAAAATACTATCAATGTTATTCGAGGGGCATGGCTACGTGTGCAAATTACTTTGATAATCCGCAATCTGCTTGTAATGATGTTTTAACAAAAAATTCTGTAGGTGCTGTTT